CGTAGGTTCAGAGTATGAAATTCCATTAACTGGCTGGGGAGCAGGTGGCTGGGGCTTAGGCGTATGGGGATATGTAAGCACTTCACTTGCTAGTTTGCGCTTATGGAGCCAGTCTAACTTTGGAGAAGATTTGGTAGCCAGCTACAACGGGAGCCAGATATATTACTGGGATGCGCAGTACGGCGTAACCCCTTCCACTTTTACTGTAACCATTGCTTCTCCTGCGGTAGTGACCGCTACGGTTAGTTTAGCCAACAATACTCCAGTCATGTTAACCAATACAGGTTATCCATCTGCGTTGCCCACAAATTTAACTACGGGTACTATTTACTACGTTATCAATTCTTCTGGATTGATATTTAACTTGGCTTTAACAGCGGGCGGTGTCGCCATTAACACATCAGGAACGCAGTCTGGAACCCATTACATCCTACCTAACCTTATCCCAATTTCAGCGTTATATGGTGCATCTGATACGCCTACCATTCAGAATTTTGTATATGTGTCTGATGTCAGTCGGTTTGTGTTTGCTTTTGGTTGTAACGACTACGGTAGCGCTATACAAGATCCTATGCTCATTCGCTGGTCGGATCAGGAGTCGGTAACTCAATGGACTCCATCTGCCACAAACCAAGCGGGTAGCGTCAGGCTGTCTCATGGTTCTTATTTGGTTACGTCTATCCAAACCCGTCAAGAGATTGTGGTTCTGACTGATTCAGCCGTCTATTCACTCCAATACGTGGGGTTGCCTGCGGTGTGGAGTACCCAATTGTTGGGAGACAACATTTCTATTATTAGTCAAAATGCTGTAGCACAGGCATCTGGTATTGTGTATTGGATGGGCATTGATAAGTTCTATTTCTATGATGGTCGTGTACAAACTTTAAGCTGTGATCTGCGTAGGTACATATACCAAGACATTAACTTGAGCCAAAACCAACAATGCTTTGCCAGTACCAATGAAGGCTTTAATGAGGTTTGGTTCTTCTATTGTTCTGCAAGCAGTACGGTCATTGACAAATACGTTGTATATAACTACGCCGAGAAAAACGCAACTGGTGGTATAGGTGTATGGTATTACGGCACAATGGGCAGGACTGCGTGGCTGGATTCAGGCTTAAGAAACTATCCTATTGCGGCTACCTACACCAAGAACTTGGTCAACCATGAGTATGGTACTGATGATGATGAAACAGGTACTCCAGTTGGTATAACTTCCTACGTATCTTCTTCAGAGTTTGATATTGATGACGGAGATAAGTTTGGTTTTATTTGGAGAATGTTGCCTGACTTGACGTTCTCAGGGTCGGCAGCTTCACCTACACCACAAGCTACATTCACTTTCTACCCCATGCAGAACTCAGGCTCAGGCACAGGTACTGCTGTTGCGGGAACAGTAAGTGAATTAACAGGCGCACAATACACTATAGCGGCAGGCTTTACAGGACAGATCAATACTCGAGTACGTGGTCGTCAGTTGATTTTTAAAGTAGGCTCTACAAACCTTGGTACGACATGGCAGTTAGGCGCTACACGTATCGACATTAGACCAGATGGGCGCAGATGAGTTACGTCATTACTTCTGAAGACGAGCTATTTAAGTCAGTAGCTCCTAACTTGCCAGCCGCTGGGGAGGAATACACTCGCCTGTACCAAGAGCAGTTAAACAATGTATTGCGTCTGTACTTTAACCGTATAGATAAGCTGATGGGTCAGTTGAATGCTACCGCTCCTTTAAACACAATCACTTTTACCGTTTACACAGTGGCTACATTACCAAGCGCAGTAACTTCTGGTGCTGGTGCAGTGGCATTTGTATCAGATGCGTTAGCTCCTGTGTTTGGTAATACTGTAGTTTCTGGCGGGGCGGTTAAAGTGCCAGTATATTCTGACGGAACTAATTGGAAGGTTGGGTAATGGCAGACACTAAACTACCCACATGGGCAAACAATGATTTAGCAACGTATTCAGCGTTTACGGGTTTACCCTCAGACTTGACATCGGCTGCGCCTAAAAAAATTGATCCTTCGAGCTACGATGCTAAAGGCAATCCAAAAGGAATGAGGTTTGTTCCGGGTTCAGATGAAGCAGACCCCGGCACATATACAGTCCCAATTGATACCCCTGCGGGCTGGGATCCAAAAGTACCGCTTTTTGCAAACTACGATAACCAAGGTAATTTAGTTAACTTTAGTGGTGCTAATCCAGTATTCCCTGCGAATGCAAATGGTAAATTAAGCGGTCAATCTAAGTTTAAACCTGTCTGGGATGCTTCTGGCAAAGCTGCTCCAGTACAAGATACATCTAAAGGTGGATGGGCTGGAACGCCTATTCTAATGACTGCTGCCTCAATGATTCCCGGTGTAGCTCCAGTCATGGCTGGTTTAAACGCAGTTAATTCTTTGGCTCATGGCAAGCTAGATATGTCAACCGTTCTCAATGGAATAACGGCGGCAGCAGGATTTGGCAATCAACTAGGATTTAGTCCCGAAACTATAGCTGGTTTAAACACAGCTAAGAACGCAGCAAGCGGTATAAACGCTTTAAAAACCGGGAACCTAGCTGGCTTGGCTAGTAGTTTAAACAGCTTTGCAGATGTTCTCCCTGCTGGTTCTGTAGAGGCTACAAAGATTCTAGGTGGCATAGCATCCTTAAAGAAGGGCGACACCGCAGGAGCATTAAGTGCTTTGGCAAGCTTGACTGGAAATCCAGATGTAGGTATAGCTTCTCAAGCCGCAAATTTAATTAAATCAATGACTCCGCAGTCTGCACAGCCAACTGTAGGGTTTGGACAGACCGCCAAACAACCTGATCAACCAACGGTGGGGTTTGGTCAAACCGCACCCGCCGCTACACCTGCCGCTTCCAATAATGGGGTGTCTAGTTTACAATCAGGACAGACTTTGGTACATCCTTTAATGGCTAAAACTAAATCATTAAAAAGTATTTTTGGACAAGACAATCCTTATGAGGCAGGCAATCCTTATGAAGGCGAAGAAATGTATACGGGCGGATCAGTGGGTCTGCCATCTCTTTTAAGGAGTTAATTATGTTTGACGATGCTTATATGCCAGCCAATAGCGGGGAGGGTAGTGAAGAACAAGCTAATTACTTACAAAATGCAATAAACACATCTCTTCCATTAAGTGGGTATGTGCCAAAACCTAATATTTCAGCATCCCAACAAAATGCATTAAACAATGTCACTATTGACGGGCAGACTGATGCACAAAGAAAAGAAATTGCTGATCTTAACTTAGCCGCTCAAAGTTATTCTGATAGCTATGGGGCAAATAAAACTGGCGCATATACTCCTACAAATTTAAGTTCTTCTTCTGGTACTAATTTTCAAGATGCCCTTAAAAACATTACTGGGTTTATCCAACAGAACAAAGGTATTTTGTCTGCTGGTGCTTTGGCATCTGCTTTATCTAACAATGGCGGTGGTGGAGGTCAATCTGCCGTAGGCATTCCTAGTCTTGTAGCCAATAGGATGCAAGTCCCCGGAACCAACGATCCTTATAGAGTACCCGGAAGCTCTGGAAGGCAATACTTCACAGACACAGTCTATTCTGATCCTAGCCAACAAACCACAGCCCAAGGATTGATCCAAGCTCAAGCTCAGGCTATTGCGGCTAACCAACCCAACGCCCCGATACCTAGATTTGCTATGCCATATAACAAGAAACCCGCTGGAGTGGCTTCTTTACCATCAACTACAGACTTAGCTTCCCAATTGCAAAGTGCATACAGCGCAAACAATATTGGTGCGGTAAATAATATATTGTCCTCAAACAATCTTGATGCCACTGCACTGCAAAAGTTAATCCCAACCATCACTCCCGGTGATTTGACCATGCTTGCAAGTAAGGGTGTAAACATACCTACTTTACCTGTAACACCTGCTGTAATACCTGCTGTAACACCTGTTGTTGCGCCTTCAAAAACACCCATTACACCTGTATCACCTGTTGTTCCGGCTACAGTTGCAACTGCTCCAGTTTCAGACCAATTAACTAAAGCTTGGGCGGGTGGTACAAAACCTGACGTGGCAACCATTAACAAGTTAATCACAGACAACAAACTTGATGTAACTGGATTGCAAAAAATGTTCCCCTCAATTGTTGCGGGTGATTTGCAAGCTCTTACCACTGCGGGTGTAAACATACCCGGATACACTGCTCCAGCAACTGGGGTGGCAAGTTTACCTGCCGCCACAACTGCCACAACCCCTGCCGCTTCGACAGGATATACACCTTACACACAGCAAGAAATACAACAGTATTTTGCTAATCCAGCAAACGCAGGTGTAAATGTAGATTATGTTACACAGCAGTTCCATGCTGATCCCGCCGCAGTGATGGCGGCTATTCAAGCTATGGCTCCAGCACCCAACAATGCTATAGCACAAGCGGCTCAAGCTTATACCCCTGCCGCTCCTGCTCCTAGTTACAACAATTATTCAAATTCTGATATTGCCAACTACCTTGCAGCAAATGGTATTGATGTAGGTAATGCGGCTCAAGTGGCTGCTGCTGTGAAAGCAACAAATGCTAATCCGCAAGCTGTAAGTAATTATATTGCTAGTAATTACTCCAATGAAGCCGCAGCAGGCGGCTTGATGGGTTATGCTGGTGGCGGGAAAGCAAAGCAACCCCGTTATCTTTCTGGTGATACAGATGGCATGGCAGATGAAATCAACACAACCATTGATGACAGAGAACGTGCAAAGCTAAGTCATGGTGAGTTTGTTATCCCTGCTGACGTTGTTTCTCACATGGGCAATGGCAACTCTGATGCTGGAGCAAAGAAACTCTATGACATGATGTCTAAGATCAGGAAAGCCAGAACAGGCAATCCCAAGCAAGGCAAGCAAATTAATCCTGACAAATTTACTGGTGGCATTGCTGGTTATGCAATGGGGGGGAAAGTTCAACATTTCCTTGCTGGATCCGAGTCGCCAGTTTCTTCAGGGGCTACACCCGGCATAGCAGGATTGACCAACACAGGCGGTCAGAGATCCGATACATTGTCTCCTTATGTGGCTCCTTATGTAACTCAAATGTTGGGGCAAGGCCAAGCTTTGGCTAATGCTCCTATGCAAACTTACCAAGGGCCATTAACGGCGGGGCAATCTGCGTTGCAAAACCAACAGTTTGCCGGGTTGTCTGAAATGGCACAGACTGGGTATGACCCAATGGACTACCAATCACAGAATTTTGGTACTGCCCAAGCCAATCAATACATGAACCCCTATTTGAGTGCTTCATTGGCTCCTCAACTGTCTGAGCTACAAAGACAAGCGCAGATTAATAACACAATGGATGCATCTAAACTAACAGGCGCAGGAGCCTATGGTGGCGGTCGTCAAGCGGTATTGATGGGTGAGCAAAACCGCAATCTTCTTGACAAGAGCAATCAATTAATTGGTTCTGGATACAACACAGCCTATAGCAATGCCATGTCTCAGTTTAATGCCGATCAGGCAAGGCAAGCCGCCGCTCAACAGAACACCGAGGCTTCTCGTCAATTCAGTGCCAACCAAGGCATTAAGACTCTTGATATGTTGGGTCAAGCTGGGGCGGCTCAACGTGATATTGCACAGCAAGGTATCTCTGCTGATCAAGGTCAGTTCAAAGAACAACAGTTGTATCCATATCAGCAGTTGGCATTCCAGCAGAGTTTGCTGGGAGGATTACCTATATCCACAGCAACAACTACTCCTAATGCAATGTCTGACACTGGGAATATACTGGCTGCAATGGGTGTTGCAACCAATGATAAAACAATGGCTCAGTTAAAACAATTATTGGGCATAGGTTAAGGAATAAATATGTATCAAGATCCAAGAAAAGACATTGGGGAGATGACCCACGGATTAAAGTCTTTGGCTTCCCATATTACAACGCCAGAACAAAAGACGGCTTTTGAAGCTTATCTTCGTAAACTGTCCAATGACCCGAGCGTTCCACCAGATATGAAATTTATCCCACTTGGATTCTTGGATAGTTTACAATCAACTCCACCTGTGTCACCTCCTCAAGGCACAGTGAAAGATAAGATTGAAGGTCAATTGATGGCTCAAAATACTAATCCAGTTGGTATAGCGGCAAACATGCCGCAGATGCAGCCACGTGGGCCTCAACAACCTCAACAACAACCTCCTCAAGCTTTATATGATGGCGGTGTAGCCCAATTACCCGTATCTAATTCAATGTACAACTTTAGAGAAGGTGGCATTATTGGGTATGCAGGAGGCGGCATGACCGCTAGAGGAATGATTGAAGAAGCTTTCAACCAATACAAAGCTTACAAACCAGAAGCCCCGGTAGACTTTGATGCGTTTAAACAGCAATACATAGCAGCCCACCCGGAAGCTACAGCTTTAGCTAAACCCGTTGGCGAGACTATGGGTAAATACCTAGAGGAACAAATCCTTAGAGACAAAGCTGAACACGAAAGACAAACAGGCGAAGTAAGTAAACAAAACCAAAACTTGGCATTGTCCAATGCTTTGCTTGCTGCCGCTCAACAAACCCGTGGTACAAAAGGTTTGGGAAGTTTAGGGCCAGCTTTGGCAGGATTTGGCACAACCATGAATGAATCCACCGCAGCAGAAGAACAGCGTTTAAACACATTAACCGCTAAGAAGCGTGAGCAAGACATGATAATTGCTAAGTACAAAAACGAATTAGAAACTGCACAAAGAGCGGCGGCT